TACCACTTGCCTCAAGTGTTGTAGCTGGTGCATTTGTTCCTATACCAACATTACCTGTACCATTAGGTGTTATCTCGATATGTTTATTCCCGCCAGCTTCAGTCTGTAGCTTTAAATTAGAAGCCCCAGCGCTGTTCTCTATAGTATCAGCTTTGAGTATACCACTTAAAGTGCGGACACTTGTTGAACCTGTAGCAGCAAATATTTCACCAACAACATGCAGCTTAGATCCCGGGGTTGTAGTCCCTATACCAACGTTGCCATCCGTTGCTATGAACAACTTATCAGTGTTATTAGTTCTTAATCTTAATGGGTGGTTAGTCTTGGCGGCAAAATAAGCTCCGTTACTGTCCGCACCTGCATAAGCGGTTACAGAACTAGTCGTTGATTTAAAGTAAATTTGTCCTCCTGTTGAGTCAGAGATAGTAACAGCTTTATAATTAGTGTAAGATTCTGGACTTGTCGTGCCGATACCAACATTTTTAGAAGTATCTATATATAAAGCCGCTCCTGCATTTTGCTCTATTTGAACAGGGTGATTTGTTCTTGAACCAAAAATTGTTTTAGTGTTGTTGCTTTGTATGTAAGCTCCAACTGTATTTGTAGTATCTGTAACTCTAAGCTCTGGACTACCTGTGCCTTCAATGTCTAAATTTGAATCGGGACTAGTTGTTCCTATACCAAAGTTACCGTTGCCTAATATAGTTGCTCGTTCGGTGCCATTAGTAGCTAAAGCGAGAGGCTTGTTCTCGTAAACCCAAAGGAAAGCATGACTACCATTCAATCCTAATCTTAGTCCATCGCTGTTAGTTATGCCTTGGTCGGTTGTTTGTATTCTTAAACCTACATTACTTGTGCTCCTGATATATGATTCGCCGTTTACCTCAAGTCCGCCATTAATATCTAATGTATTAGAAGGTGAATTTGTTCCTATCCCAACGCTGCCGCTGGAAACAATCCGCATACGGTCTGTATTTCCCGTGGAGAAAAACACGTAGTCACCCGCATTGCTGCCACCTATCCTCGCGTTTGTACCTCCCCACTCTACATAATAATCGTTGCTAAGTCGTATGTTGCCCGTGGTAACTTCTAGTTTAGCAGTAGGTGAAGCTGTGCCTACCCCAACACTACCCAAAGAAGTAACATTAGAAGAAAAGACCCCTAAGTTAGCTTTAAAGTTTGCGTAACTTGCTATAGTTATATCTGCGTCAGCCGCGGCTTCTGTAGTATTGACTACCGCAAAGTGGTCATCGCTTTCGTCCCATATAAATCCTACGTTTGTATCGTCTCCTCTTTCAGCAATAAACCCAGCATCAAGAGAAGCAGAGCCAGCTTGGTTTTTAGCTAACAATAAAACAGGATCTTCAACAAGTACGTTTGAAGTATCGACTGTCATTGTTGTACCGTTGACAGTTAAGTTCCCATTAAAGATAGCGTTATTGGAAAAAGTCTTGACTCCTGCTATAGTTTGATTTCCTGCTAGTAAAACAGCGTCTCCGCTAAGATTATTTACGTCTGACTGTAAGCTGAGTATTTCTGAATCATTAGAACTAATCTGAGACTGTAGATTAGCTCCAGTAGTAACAATATTAGAATTCGTAGTATTTAAACTACCGCTAACAGCGTGAACATCTCGATGTAAATTAGAGCCCGTAGTTGCAAGATTAGTATTTGTGGTATTTAAGCTACCACTCAAGGAATCTATGTCAGCAGAGTTAAGGACAACATCACCACTAACTGCATGAATGTCTCTATGTAGATTAGAGCCTGTGGTTGCCAAGTTAGCGCTATTTTGAGATATGTTGCTGTAATTACTGAGCATCGTTCCGCTCAAGCTATCTATGTCTGCTGTATTTAATGCGACATCTCCACTAACCGCATGAATATCACGATGCAGATTAGATCCTGTAGTCGCAAGATTAGTATTCGTAGTATTTAAGCTGCCGCTTAAAGAATCTACGTCAGCAGCGTTAAGGACAACATCTCCGCTAACCGCATGAATATCACGATGTAGGTTAGATCCTGTAGTCGCAAGATTTGATGTTACAGTAGAAAGATCTGAATCGTTACTAATAACTAAACCGCTTACTATATCTATATCCGCAGCTAATTCAGAATCAGCAGAGTCAACGTAAGATTTTGTGGTAAAATGTCCATTTTGTGTTGGGTCGATACCCGAAGCTGCACCAGAAACAAACAAGTCTCCTTTAATATGAGTAGATCCATCTTTGTTTATCTTGGCTCTTTCTATTCCAGAAGTATAGAAAAATAATGTATCATCATCAGAAGTCTTTTCGGTTGAAATGTAAGTGTCTTCGTCAAGATCAATTATTCCCCCACCAAGTTCTTTCCAAGAGCTGTCACGGTAGCCTTCATACTTACTTGTAGTAGAGTTGAAGCGAATCATTCCGTCCGCAGCAGTTGGCCTTTGTGCGGTAGTTCCGACTGGTACTTTTATTGCATCAGTAGATACTATATGAAGCTTAACAGAAGGCGCTGTTGTACCTATACCGATGTTACCTGTGTTAGTTATTCTAACTCTCTCAGTGGAGTCTGTTCTTATAACTAAAGGATGATCAGAAGAAGAACCTAATAAAACAAGAGAATCTTGAGCTTGAAGATCTATGATTGCGTTACTTGTTGAATCCTGAACCCTTAATATAGGAGAAGCTGCCGCTGAAACATGAAAATTAGCTGCGGGGTTAGTGGTGCCCAAACCGACTTTCGAAGTAGAAGGGTCCAATAAAATATCTCCATCATAATTTGATATTTTTAAATCAGTTGACCCACCATAATAATCTTGCTTAATTTCAGTTCTTAAGCCTCCTCCAGCATTATAGAAAGTAATTTTATTAGTTTTTGTTCCAGAAGATCCTGTTCCTTGAAGTCTTAATTCTGGAGCATCTTTTGAAATATGTAAATTTGCAGAAGGTGAGTCTGTCCCTAAACCAACATTACCATCAGCTATAATTCTTAATCTTTCTAAATTGTTTGTTTTAAATGCTAAATGCTGGCTAGAAGAATCACCATTTATTGAACTTGAATTTCCAGCCCACTCTAAAGCTCCTGTAGATCCAAATCTTATATCCCCACCAACTTCAAGTTTAGCTCCCGGAGAAGCAACTCCAATACCTACGCTGCCTCCGTCAAGAACAGTTAATACTTCTGTGCTTCCATCTATTAGATTTAAAATATCCCCCGAGCCAGCTTGAGTAATTGTTGCAGCAGTATTAGAAGAATTTCTGCTCCAAGTTAAAGCTCCATTAGTAGAAGTTAAATTTGTTGTATTTACATTAGTAGCTGCTATATCATTGGCTTTAAAATCAGCGTAACTAGCGATAGTTATGTTGTTATCATCTGCTATTTCTGTTGTGTTTATTGTAGCGAAATGATCCTCTGACTCGTCCCATATGAAACCTACATTTGTGCTACTGCCTCTTTCTGCAACAAAACCGGCATCAACAGTAGGAGTACCAGTTTGGTTTTTACCTAAATATAAAATTGGATCTTCTATTAAAACATTAGAAGTATCGACAGTAAATGTAGTTCCCTGTACTGTTAAGTCTCCCCCTACAGTGACGTTACTAGCAAAGCTCTTTACTCCTGATATATTCTGGTCTCCCGTATTAAATACAACTTGACCGCTTAATCCGACCACATCAGAACGTAAACTTTGACCAGTAGTGCTAAGGCTTCCACTTAAATCAGATACCTCACTTAATATATTAGTTCCAGAGGTTCCCAGCCTAGTAGATAAACTGTTGTCGGCTGCATCAGTATAAGATTTAGTAGCTGCATGAGAACCTTGACTAGGGTTACCGGGATACAACCCTCCTTCTACAAATAAATCTCCACTTACCGTTACGTCATCTCCGAAAGAAGCGTCGTCATCTACAAATAAATCTCCTCTTGCTGTTATGCTGTCTGTAGTCTCATCTCCTAATATAAATTTACCGCTAACACCCAAGTTGCCTAGTACAGTTAGATCATCTGAGAAAGTTTTTGCTCCTTGTACGGTTTGGATTCCGGTTGTAAATACAGCGTCTCCGCTAAAGTCTCTAATGTCTGTTTGTAGGCTTGCTCCGCTGTTTCTTATCTGAGTTTCTAAATTCGAGCCAGAAGAAGCTAAATTGGAAGTAAGGGTAGAGATGTCTCCGTCATTGCTGGTTATCTGGCTCTGTAAATTTTGCCCTGTTGTTTGTAAATTGCTATTAGTTGTGTTTAAAGAACCACTTAGAGAATCTACATCAGTTTCATTAGCTGCTACTCTTCCGCTTATAGATGATACATCTGAGTTTAGATTACCGCTAATTGCATGTATGTCTCTATGTAGGAAAGAACCGGTAGTATTTAAGTTTGCTGCGTTTTGGGATATATTATTATAATTACTAAGTATTGTTCCGCTTAAGCTGTCTATGTCTGCTGTATTAAGAGCAATGTCCCCACTTAAAACATGAATATCTCTATGCAGAATAGAACCCGTAGAAGCAATATTAGTGTTTATAGTAGAATTAGCAGAATCTACATAAAGCTTATTGGTTACGTGCTGATTTTGAGTCGGGGCAGCATCTACAGCAAAGCTCCCTGTAACACTCAAGTCTCCTCTAACTACAACATCTCCAGTAACATTAACACCACTTTCTACAAACAAGTTACCTTTTATACTTGGGTTTTCTTTTAATCCTTCTGATACGGTTCCATCTTCAGAGACAAGATTTATTACTCCATCATTAGATGTGGTTATTCTTGCTCCATCAAGACCAAGATTTATAGTGTTTCCATCAAAGTGCCCAGTTTTGGCATAAATATTATTATATTTTAAAGAAGCGCTACCTATATCATGAGTTCCGCTAGTACTTGGATAAATATTTCTAGTATTTAAATTTCCTGTTACTGTAACATCATCACCAAAAAAGGCATCATCATCTACATATAAATCGCCTCTTGTTGTTATCTTGTCAGTAGTTTCATCACCAAGAGTAAAATTGCCACTAACAGATAAATTACCTAAAACATTAACATCATTAGAAAAAGTTTTATTTCCTAGTATATTAGTTTGTACTCCTGTTGTGTGTACTACATTCCCACTTATACTAGTTATATCAGCCTTTAATAATTCTCCTGTATTTCTAATTTCTGTTTGTAGATTTGTTCCAGAAGTTGCTAGATTTGAGTTAACAGAAGAGTCTGCTGAATCTACATAAGATTTTGTAGTTAAATGCCCATTTTGAGTAGGATTAGCCGCGGAAGCTGTTCCATCAACAGTTAAATTACCGGTTATATGTACTGCATCCGCGAAAAAAGCATCATCTTCTACGAAAAGATCACCTTTTGTGGTAATACTATCTGTAGTGGAATCGCCTAAAGTAAAGTCTCCGCTAACATTTAAATCTCCAGATACAGTTAGGTCGTTTTGTATAAATACGTGACCAGAATCATCTACTAAAAAGCCAGCCTCGGCAGTGACAGAATTAGTGCCAGAAGCATGAGAAGTCAGCACTCTGTTATCAGCTTGACCTGAGAATATCAAAGCAGGACCTGCGGGACCTGCAGGGCCTTGAGGACCTACGAAGTTAACAGTTGAAGCAGGAACAGTAGTATCGCTTACGTTTACAACCTTAGTTGTAACTTTAGGCGTATTCAGTTCTACAGTGACTTTATCTTGATGAGCCATAAACCTAATCTATAGTATTAAATATTTGTTACCTCGGGATTAATGGTAAATTTACCAGCCAGCATCTTTATTACAGATGTCTCTTCCCCTAGAGTCCCTGTCGTAAACCTTTCTAGGTCATAAACAGCCTCCATTACAGGCAAACCTGCAGTTTGGGATCCGCTTAGGTAAATATCTACATAACCACTTGGATACAAAGTACCGTTGGTACCTGTTACTATAGTTGGGTCTAAATCTATTAAAGCTCCAGTGTTTCCGTATTTTCCTTTTACCTTACCTCTTACGTTATAACCGCTCAAATTTACAGCAGAGCCATCATTAGTAATGGTAAGTCTAACATTAACCTCTGAACCCTGCGTGACTGAAAAATTATAACTACTAGACATCTCGAGAGTATTACACTAAAATAAAGGCCAAAAGGGTTAATTAATTAACTGGATTCAAGAGTTTTTACTCTTTCTTCTAAATCTTCTACTTTTTTAATAGTTTCTTGTAGAGCTGACCAAAGTATTGGAATCATCTCTATATGATTTATTGTTTGGGGTATAATCTTACCATCCGCTTGAGTTCCGTCTTTATCCGCAGTAACTAGATTATTTGCTGTAACTTTTTCTTTTACTTCGTGAGCTAAAAAGCCTATTCTTTCAGTACTTGAAGAATCAAAAATATTAGCTTTTAAACCTTCTGAATTCCAGTTAAAACTATAAACAGGAACATTCTTGACTACGTCTGTAGTGCAGCATATAGATGACCAGCAACGTAAATTTTGTTTAAATCTATAATCAGATACTGACGTCATGTATATTTCGTAACATCCAGAAGAATTTCTCCAATGTGGTTTTTCGTACTGCCCTGTTGTGTACAATATACCCCCTTGTGAAATACTAGGATGCCCAGAACAAGTAGCGTTATACAAATTTAGAAAACCCTGATTAGAGTCGCTAGTTAAACAAAAATGGCTAGAAGTATGCGAAAGTGCACCGCTGGACATTTTTACGCTACCAACCTGCCAACAATTAGAAGCTGAGCCTCTCCCGCAAACATAAAGTTCACCAACTGTATTGGAGGTTGTTGACCCTATAGTCAAAGTTTCCGTTGAAGAGTTCCATCTTACTTTTGATACACACCCTATGGAGTCAGCAGCATCGGTAGTTTCTGGCCGGTATACAGCCATATCATGACCGGTAGAATTTGCTTCTTTATCCAATACACAACCGCAACCGCCACCAGTTCCGCCAGATACAGTACCGCATGTCAAAGCTGTAACCCTACCGTATGCATCTAAAGTGATTGTATTAATTTTACAATTAGTGGCAGTAGAACCATACGTAGCCGCCCCCGGACCAGTAGCAGGTAAAGATATGGTCCCTGAGCCCGTAATTGTTCCTCCTGAAAGACCGTTTCCTGCTGTAACAGAAGTCACTGTGCCTAAGTTATTTGTTGCTGTAGTTGATATAGTAACGTTTCCACCACTTTCCGTAATATTTATTCTTGTTCCCGCAATAAAATCTAAAGACTCATTAGAGCCAAGAGTATTCCCACCCGCAGTTACATTTCTAAAAGTGTTAGTGTCTGTCCAAGGAACATTAACCAGCATCTGGTTTGTTGAATTTGGTGTTACTGCGTAACTTCTATTCGCGCACTCAGTAAAGACGTTAGCTGCCGTAGTTTGGGTGCATTCGCATCCGAATTTCACACCGCCAAGACAACTAGTAGAGGCGATTGGCAACCGAGCAGCATCAACAGTTCCAGAAGCTAATCTACTAGCGTTTAAGTTAGAAGAGCTAGTAAGTGTACCTGTGTTGCTAGTAAAATTAGAATCATTATTAAATCCAGAAATGTTAATAGAACCTTTTGCAAGAAGCTTTTGTACGTTAGACGAATTCACAACAGCAAAACAAGCTCCATCGCTATTTGTTGTGGAGTCATTTATGTCACCTAAATCAAGACAAACGCTAATGTTTCCTGTAGAGCCTCCTCCCGTTAGGCCAGTACCCGCAGTCACCTCAGTAATATCCCCTTGACACTTGGCTGTATCTGGCAAGCGAGCGGCATCAATAGTTCCTGTTAAATCAGCCGCATCATAGTCTCCTTTGAGACAAGAAGCTTCTACGCAATTATTAGGACCGGTAGCGCATAACTGAAGAGCAGTCATTGAAAAAACAGTACTAAGAAATGTGAATTTACCACAAAAAGCTTCTACGCAATTACCAGTACCTGCTCCGCATAATTTTAAACCTGTTATCGCTCCCGTTGCAGTTTGGGTACCTACGTCAATACAAGAAGCGCTCAAGGTACCTGAAGAGACATCTACTAGAGTAGAAGCTTTTACTGTGGTAACATCAACGCAATTGTTATTTCCACACCCTAAGTATTTATTTGCCTTAATATCCGAAGCGCAAAAGTTAGTGCAAGTGCTTGCAGGACAAACATAACCCGCAGCACCATTTGTGGTAAAACCAACTGTAGCTCCAGCACATATACCATCCAATTTATTCTTAAGGGTAGTAGTAAAATCGTTAGCGGTTGGAACAGCAACAGATACAGTACCGCTATTTACGCTTAGACCGGTCCCGACTATTATTCCACCAAGAGCGCCAGTTGTTGCTTGATTCAAAGCCAAAGAACCGGTACCAGTAACAGTACCAGATAAACCTGTACCTCCGGAAACAGAGGTAACTGTACCTTCGCATGCTGTAGCTCCAGCTGCGACTCCTAGTAAGTTCAAGACTTGAGCGCATGTTAAGCCAGAAGCTTCTGCAGCACTTCCAGTATTATTACCTAAAATATTTAAGCTTGGAATAGTAAGTGTTTCATAAGCCCAATCAGCTGATATCGCTGTATCGCTAGCATTATTACTAGCTGAATCTGAAATCTTAACCAGACCCAACGTTGAGCTATTAGCTTGACTGTAACATGTGTCAGTAAATACAGCATTTGCTGGAACCGCTGTTTTAAGATTGTCAAAAATATAGTTGGAAGTTATTGCTGTGTCTGTTACATTATCAGCGGGGGTTCCTGAAAGTTTTACTAGTCCAAGAGCTGAGTCAGTAGCTTGATTATAAGTAGTATTATCTGCGGCTATTGTTATCTTATCTGTAGCATGAGTGAGTGTTATATTAGAACCTTGAACAAAACATACAGTATCATTATTAGCAGCAGCAGTAACAGTTCCTATTAGTGTTGCTCCATTATATGCTCCTATATTTTTAAATATATTTTGACTTGAGCCTTTATCAGTATTGCATATAGTATCAGATACTGTAAAAGAATTAGCAGTAGAATGCAAACATAAACCTGCTCCCACCCCTACAGAAGTGACTGTTCCTTCGCATTTAGCAATATTAGGTAAATCAGATGCTCCAATATCTAAATTAGTAATAGCAGAACCGTCTCCAGAAAAACAACCCTTTATTAATCCACTTCCGCCATCTGATACAATACAAGCGTTTGTACCACATGTGCATAACATGTTAGTTTTAATCCAGTGATTTGTTCCATGGTTTAAAGTTCCACTAGTATTTATATTACCAGTGAAGGTATAAGCTCCACCATGAAAAAGACCAGAATTAATAAGTATTGAATTACAAACAAAAGCACTACACAATATGGTAGTTTTAAGACAATTATCAGCACCACACGTATTTAAATTATTTATAGTAACACAAGCGCTAACGGGTAAACTTATTTGTGGGGTAGCTCCCGTAGTAGCCGTCAATGGGCTAGCAGCTGTAACAGCCGTGACTGTACCTACAGTAGTACTATAATTAGCGTCGTTAGTCCACTGACTTATATTACCACTTTTATTGGTGAAAGTATCCGAACTGCTAGGTGTAACTGTACCTATATTAGTAGTATAACCGCATCCGTTCGCTAATTGATTGTTATCAGTTGGAATTGTGGTACTGGTATAGGCATTGGACTGTATATTACCTGTTATTCCTGCTAAAGCGCATATCTCTGTAGCGGTTAGATCTGCTGTTGCCCCAACCTCAATATTGTCTAATTTAGTTTTATTATCATTAGTGAAATTATTGGCAGTCGGAACAGTAACGGAAAGCGCCCCAGTACTTGCATTTATAGTCAGACCGGTACTAACTTTTATTCCCCCAAGAGCAGTAGACGTTGCTTTGTTAAGAGAAAGAGAAGGATCTACAGCGGTACCTCCAGCTGTCAACCCTGTTCCTGCAGAAACACTTTCGACTGTACCTTCGCAAGTAGTAAAAGCCGTACTGTTAAAAGCGTTCGTACCTAAAGCCGAAGTTATACCTGCAGCGGAACATATCTCCGAAGCGGTTTGATCTGCTGTAGCCCCGTCCTCAATCCCCGCTAGTTTTGTTGTGTGAGCTGCAACGGTAGTGTTATTAGCTACTTCGGCATCAAAGTCAGAAATCGTAGACGCGGCTTGGCTACCAGTATGGTTTGCTCTGTTCTTTAAGTTAGCGTCTGTATCGTTAGCTGTAGCCGTAGTAGTAAAACAAATAGTGTCCTCACTGCTAACCTTAGCAACACCAAGTAAATTACCTGCCGCAAACTTAACATCATCTGTCGTGCTGCCTGAATCTGTTAGTCTAAGTTTTATACCCGAATCGTCGACTGCAGACACGCCGTAAGTTGTATTGTTGTCAGTTTGTAAATCAGCAGAGAGTACTCCGTTGGTTATAGTTAGACGGCTGCCAACCTTTATTCCGCCAAGAGCAGTAGACGTTGCTGTATCTAAACTTAAAGAACCGGTACCAGTAACAGTACCAGACAAACCTGTACCTCCAGTAACAGATGTAACTGTACCTGCGTTATTCGTTGCCGTAGTCGATATAGTGAACTTAGAGTCATTAGTCCGGGCAACTGAAATAAGACCAGCTCCTACAAACTCAATATCATCTGTAGTAGAGTCACTGCCAGCTAACCTCAACTTGGTCGTAGAGTTTGGTATAGAAACAGTGTAGGTAGTATTTGTTGTATCATAAGCTGGCACTTCCCAACTACCATCTGCCTTTAAAAACTTACCTCCATGACTAGCAGGTAATTGTGCTACGTATCCCGGATGGCTTGCCGATACCTGTTGCCAAGTATTTGTATCTGACCAAGGAACGTTAACAACAGCTTGATTAGAAGAGTCAAGCTGAACAGCGTAAGATCTATTAGCTGTACTCGAAACGCTTTCTGAGGCAACTGTTTGCTCTGTGCAGCTTACCAGCTTAATCCCACCAAGAGCAGAATTAGTAGCTGCGCTTAAAGTAAAAGGGATTGCCCAAGACCCATCTTTTCTTAAAAAATTACCACCATGAACTGAAGCGCCAGCTGGAAGAAGGCTTCCTGCTGCGTAGTTAGATGAGACCCCTAATATGCCGGGCTTATTTAATATAAAAGCGTCTGAAGTATTTGAGCTCTGCGTCCAATCGGATTGAACATTAGCTTCACCACCCGCAGCTCCAGCCGAATTAATTGTGATTGTTTGATTACTACAGTCAGTGCTTATAGTTGTATTACTACCGGCCACAAAAGTTAGAGTGTCAGTAGCTCCTGCCGCTATTACATCGTCTTCGTTTTGCACAGAAATAGTTTTAAAAACGTCAGAAGCTTTTCCGTGCGCTACCCCACTAACGACATGAACATCACGATGCAAAAGATTTCCTGTAGTGTCAAGGTTAGTGGTTAGGTTAGTTATATCTGTATCGTTGCTATCTATTCTACCACTTACAACATGAACATCACGATGTAAAAGATTTCCTGTAGTGTTAAGGTTGGCTGTTGAATCTATCCAAGGAACATTAACCACCATTTGGTTTGTCGAATTTGGTGTTACAGCGTAACTTCTGTCCGTGGTATCTGTAAAGATATTAGGTGCTGTACTTTGACTACAGTTGCATGCAAATTTTACATTACCTAGAGTGCTGTCAGTAGCTATTCTTCCGCTTACAACATGAACATCACGATGCAAAAGATTTCCTGTAGTGTCAAGGTTAGTGGTTAGGCTAGTTATATCTGTATCGTTGCTATCTATTCTACCACTGACAATATCAATGTCAGCAGTATTAAGAGCAACGTCTCCGCTTACAACATGAATGTCACGATGTAAAATTTGACCTGTATTCAGAAGATCACCACTGACAATATCAATGTCAGCAGTATTAAGAGCAACGTCTCCGCTTACAACATGAATGTCACGATGCAAGATTTGCCCACTATTTGTAAGCTCTGAGCCTCCTCCTGCACTACTTGATATTTGTTGCCAAGCTCCGTCTTTTTTTAAGTAAACAACGTAAGGCGAGTCATTAGTATAATACAAAGCACCATCAGAAACCGTGTCTAGAACAGCGGCTTTCTCACTATTTAAACCGACGATTTTATCGCCAACATACCTTTTAACAGCCATATACTTTATAAATTACACTTAATACCCTTGCCCATATCTATGTTTGACAGCTTTGCAGTTGCCTATAACTTCTCCACTAGACAAAGCTCTGTTGTAGCAACCGACCATACCTATATTTGTATTTAAACCTGAGTCTAAATTCCCACCTATATAAAATTGTTGATAAACTCCATTGACTGTTCCGTCATGAAATCCTGAAGTATTTGTAGAAGGAAAAGTACCTGTCCCTTTAGCAACTCCATCTAAATAACCAATCATTCTACCATTTGAACTATCATACGTCATGGCGGCATGTCTAAAATCAGAACCAGAGATAGAAGGATCATTAACATCCGAAAGAACAACCTCGACACCTGTCCAAGGATGATTTAAACTTTGGTCTACTTTGTTTGACGCAATAAAAGCATTGATACCGCTAATCTCGCCTCCGTTACCAGTTTTAGCTATCAAGCCATAAGAGAAACCGCTTTTGTTAGCATCTGTATTACCAAATATCACAGCCCCGTCATCAGGAGGAGAATTCTCTCCAGAAACCTTTATTTCAAAGAAGGCTTCAATTGTAAAACTAGAGTCGTCATCTTTTAAGACGCCTAAAGATCTTAGTCCTGAAAAATTAGCTCCAGATACTGCAGCATACTTATTTGTTGCGTTATTAGGGTTTCTAAACTTGTAGTATCCACTTGTGTCGTCATAAAGACCTGAATCGGTTAATTTAACATCGAGGCCACTCGGAGATAAATCTTTCCAATTTTCTGTGTTGTGACTGTAACTTCTTTGGCTATAACCGTCTACTCTAAACACAAGTCCGTCTGTGTTTACTCTGTATCTTCCGTAATTTACTTTGCTTGACATCTTTAATATCCTCCTGAACTACTAGAAGCGCTAGTAGACACATTTATTGCTGCGTTATTAGTTGTATCAAAATCCTCTGCTCCTTGCAAATAGTTGTGTAAAATTTGATTTTTATTTAATGCTTTTTTATACACAGATACTTTATATATTTTTCCTTCTGCATAATTCTTTCCACTTGTATAATTATTAATAGGGTAAGAACCTATAGTAGCTTTTAAATCTGTTCCATCATAAAAATTGGTATTTTTTAATGAGTATTTTTCGTAGTCATTTGCGTCTTTCGGTGCGCCGCTTGATAATATACTTGAGTTATCATCTACAAAAGAAATACTATCTGAGCTTTTACCGCCAAAGAAAGGGTTAGACATTTCAGTTAATAAAGATACATTATCAAACCTACCTAATGCATTTATTGATCTGTAAATTTTAAAACTTGTTGCGTCTACCGCGTTTGACCAATTTAAGCTAACAGCAGAATTTACATTTCTAATTAAAACTTTTTTCAAACTAGTAGACCTAGATTCACCAGTCTCATTAAAAGAAGCTATTTTGTAATTTACTGTTGACCCAGACTTAAATGCTTTTGACGAAGTAGTTGTAGCCTGAAAAGATTTAACTATTAAATTAGAAGGAGGCTTTAGGTCTGATAATCTTTCTATAGTTTTTTCTTTACTGTCCACATATATTCTTATTTTATTAGTTGCTGAACTTGAGTCAATTACAACAGAAATATTGTGAATAGTATTGTTTAAGATGACCGCCTCTTTTGTAAAAGCACTAGTAGACAAAGAATTAGCATTATAGAAATCACAAAATACTCTATTATTAAATATGTAAATATGTTGTTTTTTTGAAACATCAGCATCAGACACGAACTTGGAATTTTCTGTTACGTCACTATAAAATAAAGTAGAATACTCATTACCAACAGAAGTTAAGTTAACCCAAAAATCATAAGTCTTTTTTGTTGTTGACCCTAAAGACAAAGATGAAGAAGCTCCTGTTTCACCTTGCTTTAAACCTAAATCAACGAAAGCCCCAAATGCTCCTTTATTAGAGTAGACTGGTGTGTTATCGTCTCCAAAAGCAACCGAACCTAAATTAAAAGAATTATTATTATTACTTAGGTCTTTTAATCCAGAAGCAGAGCTTCTAGAAGAATGAGCAACAGAACTTGCGCTTTGAGCTGGTCTACCTGCTATAAAATTAGTTTTGTGAGTTGACCCAGAGTAAGCCTTTTTATTTTTCTCTAATTGTAAGTTTTTGAAAAGTATATACCCATGCTTTCCTGCTTTAGCGTCATTTCCGCTTTGAAATGGATAATTACCCTTTGGATGCATCTTGACTCTATAATTAATATAAGACTGTATGGTGCCTGTAGAGCCAGTGTAGCCTATTCCTGTATTACCTGAGGACATTGGCGTCTCTTTAAGCAAAGTTGGTTTTATTAATAGTTGTATAGATTGCCAAGTTCCTTTTTTAGAATAATCATAAAGCCCCCATATGGAAGGGTAATTATTAGCAGAAACTCTTACTACCCCAGTTTTATCTATACCTGTGTGAACGTGAGACTCAGAAATAAAAACATCTACAGATAGAGTATATTCGGATCCTATGTTTAAAGGTATGTTAGACCATCCCTGCCCTAAGGCTGGGTTTGCAAAAATACTATCACTATAAGAAACTTTGTATACTACATCATTATCTGTTATGTTTCCGGGAGCAAGAGACTTAAACATACCTTGTTGATTAGGATCTTTATCTTTGTATATTCTGAAAAAATCATAACCCCCCAACATATCAAAGTCACTATCTACATCAGCTGTTTCTATTAAGTTTGTAGAAGGCTCACCGGCAAAACTTTTTTTAGATAGTTCGTTAGTATATAAAACTAAACTATCTGTTAATTTCCTTCTTGTTCCATTATACGCAGCCATCTTAGGTTATTATGTTGTCGCTAGCTTTATACATTACAGAATTTACTATTATATTCTCGTAAGGATCAGATTGGCCACTATGAGGCATTCTCATATAGTTTGTCATTACCTCGTAGTTTACTCCTCCCTCTGTATGTCCTTCTACCATATTGTACATAATAGAGCCGCTTTGAATAGCGCTTACGCTGGCTTGATTAGTAACTTTATCAATGTATAAACCTTTATTTAGGTGTGGGGTTTTTTCGTAATGAAGAGTTCCTGAGACGTCAGAATTTACGTCTTTTTTACTTAAGTAATCAGAAGAAATATGAGCCTTAAGAGAGGTGTCTAAATTAGTTATTTTGGTATTTAGTTCGCCGCTTGTATCTCTAACGTGCCCAGTAAGAAATCCGCTTAGACCTGTACCAACTCCTCCTGTTATTAAAACACTTAAAGACTCACCAGAAGTAGCTAGATTACCACTAACTGTATCTATATCATTTTCTGCTCCGGTTAATCTACCGCTAATGAACCTTAAGTCTCCGCTTACCTCTCTGATGTCTCCACTAATTTCTACTATGTCTGACTTAAGAGTTGTATTGACGGTAGTAGTATAACCACTAAGGTCTACTCCAGAAGAATTCAAATCAGCTCTAAGAACTCCGCTTACTGAATCTATATATCCAGAGATATGCCCACTTATAGTGTGGACATCCCCAGTAGATATAAATTGAGCCGGGTTACCGGTATAAGGGTAAAACCCTGAAGTATTATTAGAGCTACCTGATAAGCTGGTATCTAAAGGTGTTAAAAAAAACTTTTTTAAACCTTCTAAGTCTATCTGGCCTGTCTTAATGGAGAACATAAAGGCATAATCAATTTACCTTATCTTCCCTGTGCCAATATAGACTTTACTGCTTGAGAAACGTCTTGAGGTTTCTTAGCTGATGTTTGCTTAGGTTTTCTGAAAGATAGTACGTGTTTTTTAAACTCTCTTAAAAGTCTATTAGTTAAAAGCTCTCTGTTCTCAACAGGCAAAATACCAAGCTTTATAGCGTGAGAATGCAAATCGCTTTTATTCATGGCTTTGATCTGAGTCGTGTACGTTGACTCGTCTAAAGTTCCATATTTAGAATTACCTTCGTCTCCCCAAATCTGATCTAAAGTTGTCTTTTCAAACTCTTGCTTTTCCTCCATAGCATGAGTCTGCATGATTTTTTTAGGGGATGTTTTCTTTGATTTATTGGGTGTTTTTCTTTTTGCTGCCATAACTTATTCCTTTATCCGTTATACATAGTTTACACAAAACACCCCAAAAAAAGAACAAAAAAGCCCCCTCCGAAAAGGGGGCTTAAATGTATAGTGTCTAATTATTATTAGACAATCAAGCCTACGATAGCGCGAGCATCGATACAAACGCGACCTTCTTCCAAAGAGCCGTAGAAACCAATTCTCTCGTTACGTTGAGTGAACTGATCATCTGGCTGAGTTGTGAATGTGTCACCAGTATCAGAATCTTGTGCTATAGCGCGAACAAAAGCACCCTTGCTATTGTCAACACCAACAAGAAGCTCATCGTCAGCAGCCAAACTAGCAGCGTGAGCACCACTAGAAGCGTTAGGACCGATACTACCAGAATCAAACTCATCAAAGAGAGTGTTGTATTTCTGGCCGATACCAAGCTCATTAAGCTCAACGATGTTAACACCGTAGATCTCCTGCATACCTGCCTGATTGAACACATCAGTTCTGATGCTATCTGGCAGAGCAATAGATGTGCTTGTATCAGATCCGGAACCTGTAGAACCAGCACGAGTGTTCATTGGCTGATAAGCGAAAGCGCGAATCTGCTCTTTGATCTCTGGGCTGACATAAAGGTCAGTAATACCTGCGCTATAAGCTGCATCTGGAGTACCTCCGGCCCATGACTGATTAATTCTCTTATTAAGAGTCATCAATTTATTCAAGTCGGCCAACTGGAAAGTACTTTCAGTGGCGGCAGGAATAACGTGAGAACCAGCCTTGAGGCCTGTAATGCCTACGCTAGAAGCTGTAACGCTAGATGTACTTGCGTTAGCCAAAGCGTTCAAAGCAACTGCCCAAGCGTTTGTCTCTTGTTTAACTAAAACTTCTTGAGACATGCGCTCTACTAATTTGCTGACTACGTCGAGTCTAGCCTGTCTTGCGTATTTCTTCGTGATAGAAACAGCACTGTCCAAGCGATACGTAGCAATTTTCAGCTCTTGAATCGCAGATACATCCTGTGAGGTCGGAAGACCACCAGCAACGCTCTGTGACCAAGTGCTTACATAACCGTCATTGGTCTCATTATAATATAAGTCCAACGGATAGCTAGCGCCTTCGTCTTGATTGAAAGGGGCGTCTGTATAGATCGCTCCTGCTGTTGCAGCTTGCTGCAAAACTCTTTGGATTACCGGGCCTAGAAAAGCCGCGAAAGCTTCAGATGCTTCACGAGCAACAAGCTGGTTTTTAGAACCCATGGCTTTAATAAGCTCAACTTGTTCTGGAGTGTTTTTTAACTTAAGTCTCATTTTCTTAAATCTCCTTTCGAATTATAGATCAATCTTCAACAGAATGAAACCATCTGCATCTACAGAGCCAAGCGCGGTACCAATCTGAGGCTGAGCAACACTTCCATCAGAGGTAGCAGAAGAGCTAAGCTCTCCGCCGTTAGTGTTATCAGCATAGATTGCAGAACCTGCAGTAACAGCGTTAGCGCCGCCACTGGTCAAGTTACCACTGTAAAGTACAATACCCTTAGTCAAGACAGGAACTGCCTGACCACTCACCACAGCCTGCATTTCAGCTGCCTTACGAGGGTTGTAGATCAGCTTTTCGCCGTTCTCATCAACCTCGGCTACATCATTAAGTGTAACACCGAGAGGTTGCTCACCACTCTTAAAAGGCTCTACTGTCGCAGTTGTGCCATAACGGAATGATACCGTGTTATTATAAGAAGCACCGGGATTACCGATACCTGTCTTACCTACTGGATCGTCAGAATTTTTCCAGCCATGGCCTTTAACAGAAACAAGAAGCCCCTTATTGATCTTAGCGCCATCGGCTTTAAGATCTGCATAAGAAGCGATCACGTCTCCGTCATCGTCCTGAAGGCTAAAAAGATTTACGACGTCCGTCTCGGCGTGTTGCCTAAAAGGCTTTAGCCGTTGTGTGTTTTTTACAAACGCTGCCATAATATTTTAATCTCCTAATTAGAATTTAATATCGAACTGTTCGACGCTGAAAGCGTCTTTAAATTTGTCATAAGTAGACAACTCAGAAGCCTCTGTAGAAGCAGGAACTACTTCTGCAGTAGCTTCACCTCTGTCAAGGGCATCCTCAACAATGTTTTCAGAAGTTTCTTCGGAAGCATTAGTAGTCTCTACGACTTCTTCAGCTTTCTCTTCTTCTTTCTTTGCCAAGACCTCTCTGGACTTGTCCCGTAGAAGAACCTTAACGTTAGAGGAGAAGGATTCCCATCCCTCTTCGTTGAGTTCTTTGATTTGTGAAGCTAAAACTTTACGATCCTCGTCTTCAAGAACGTAAGATTCGTCCAAAGACGCCATTCTTTGATTGAATAACTCTTCGGCTTGTCTCTGCTCTTTTTCAGCCTTCAAAGAACTAAGTTCTTCTCTGACGGAATCAAGTTCAGCTTTGATGTTGTCGCTGTCTGTAGAAACAGACTCCAATTTCTCCTGTGCTTCGTTGAGAGCTTTTTCTGCTGCGTGTTTTTCGGCTGAAAACCTCTCAGAAGCTTCCTTGAGTTCCGATTCTATATAATCGGAAACAGCCGAGGCAGAAAGTTGCTTCAAAGACTCATCAGTGATATCTTTAATACTTTCTATTTTCATAGCTATATCCTCGTTTTGATTTATTACAATATTTTGTTGTTTTTGTGAAGTTTCTTCTACCTCAGCAAAATTTTCTTCTTCTGCTTTAACCGTGTCTTTTGTTGCTACGCCCTTAACATCGGCAGCTGGAGTCTCAGTAAGACCTATACCTAATGGCACTACGTTACCTATAACTTTTCTATAAACGAACATACCATCTTTGGTTTTTCCTTCTCCTCCAAGAGCTTTTAGATCTTTTTCCATAGAGGTTACTTCTTCTTCGTTATCAACGATGAGCCCATTCTCTATGTTCTTATCACTTCCTTCTAAAAGCACTAAATTATATTCACTAAAGCCCAATTCCCAGCTAGCACTAATCTTCATATAGTCTTCGCTAGTTGGATCACCTGAGCTTTCTATTAAGTTTGAAATTTGTTTATTAACTATCTTCCATATAACTCCTCCTAGAGTTACATTGAAAGGTCCATTCATTTCCTTTACTTGTTCTTCAGTCAAGGGCTTGTCGGAGCCGAACTCAGAAAATCCAGCTGTTAAAATAGTACCAATAACTCTATCTCTGTTATGCTCAATATTAATTGGTTTATTTTTGAAATCTTTATAGAATGCCATAGCTGTATCTGTATCAACCACATCGCCATTCTTATTAACTCTATTAGCAACAAACGCATTAAAAGCTACAGGAAGTAAGTCAACGTTCTTCTCGGCATCTATTTCTGGTAAAAATTGAGCAACTTCAACAGCAGAGGCTAAAGCTAAATACTTATCTCTTTCTTCAGAGATTACAGGTTTTAGTTCTGAACTAAATATTGTTGTATATTTCATGATATTTTTTAATCTAAGCTATCTAGCCACCTTTGAGCATCTGCTCTCATTTCTTTATCGGTCTGTAGATATAAATCTTCTGTATCGCGGAAATTATAATTTTCTAAGCCATATTTTTTAATCTCTCGTTCCGCTTCTTTTATTTCTTCCATAGAAGGCTCGAAATAATCTCCGTCATCTATGTAGCCTGCGCTAGAAGAATTTAAAAACATATTAACTTTTGCTAAAGCCAAAGAAGAATCAAATGTTTCGGTTAACGCGTTGGTGAAAGTTGCTTTCAGAGTGTCCAAAGTTATGTTTTTGTCGTTCTTTAAATTGTGGTCTCTAACTTTGCTTTTTAACGCCTCAACCATTTTAGAGGAGAACTCTATCGCTTTAAAATCTTCATCAAGAGATTGGGCTTGACCACTGCAATAAAATTCAACTTCTAAATGTTTCATATAGCCTAATTTATTATACACGTATTTTTTTAAAATTTAAAAAAAAATAAAAGAAAACCCCCAAGTAAATTGGGGGTTTAAAATAAATAACAGAACTAAATGTTCTTACTAGAAAGGTCCATCACCAGCTTCACTAGATAAATCGTTAGTAATATCTGGAAGAGCGGAAAC